CATTAAAGTTTATGTTGATTGCACTTGTACTAGTTGATAAAGCAAAACTATTACTTGGAATATAATAATCATTTGTATCAGTCTGTCCTGAATCTTCTCCTGTTAGAAATCTAATCTCATCTTGATTCTGTTGATATACAGGATAAAATAAAATAGGTTCTCCTATGTAAGGGTCATCATTATCATCTACACACCATCCTACTTGTATTGTAGTAGTTGTTGTTGAATTACCGTCTCTAAGTCTTTCAAACTTTATATGTTCAAAAGGAGCTTCTACTGTATATATACCTCCATCTAAGTTTTCTCCACTATTTGCATTATACTCTAATGTTCCCCATCCTATACCAGAATTACTTAGTTGTTCGTGTTGTAATGCTAACTTAGTACCTAGTCCTTTATATTGGAATTGTATCTCTCTATATGGTAGAGCTATATCTACTTGACTTGAATCTATATCTACAAATTCACTTATATCAAAACTCGTACCTCCACTATAAAAACTGTCTAATGTTTGTACCTTGATCTTACCATCATCCTGGACAAAAGCAGTTAAGTTAAACATTTTAAATACACCTGTTAGAAAGTCTATTACTTTCATTGTAGGTATTTGCTTAGTAGGTAAAAACTCAAACTCAGCAGGAACAGTAAACTGTGTAACATCAAATGTATGTGATTCAGGAACTAATAAATCTGAAAACTCCCAATCAACTGCATTCTCTACACCTGTTTCTCCAAATACAAATTCTTCTGTTACTTTTAATAGAACTTTATATGTTCCATTTGGTAAATTCATATTTAATTGTAAGTCTGAGTTCTCAGCACTTCCTGTAGCAAATGTAGAGCCATCTCTAGTTACCTCTACTTCATATCTGCTTGTCTCTGCAGAATTAGGTCTTATAGTTAATGTAGTAGATAGTTTATTTCCAGTAGTATGTCCAGTTACTGTTATTTCTTCTCCAACTGATATTACATTTGTCATAGTCGAATCTAAGCCAAAGTCTACATATTCTTCAAATTGTAAAACTTGATTAGGGTCATTAACATCTCCTTTCTTTCTGTGTAGCCACATATACAAACCATAATAAGCGTTATTACTTGTATTAAAGAAATCTGTAGTAAATTCTATTTCAGGATATTGCTCCTCTATTGCTTTTATTATTAAATGTAATCTAATAGCATATTTAAGCTCACCATAATATACACCGTGATGATGTCCTTGACCAGAACCGTGTGCAAATAAATTACCACCATCTGCTTCTGGATATTCTGCAGTATGATTTGTACTATCATAGAATAATCTAGTAGTATGTGATATTAAAGGAGTTATCATAGCCTTAGTATATGAAACAGAATCTACTGTTATGTCATAACCACTTACTAGACCTGTATATATACCTGCAGAACTATAAGGTTTTTTAAAGTTATCTAACCACCCTAATGCTTGTAGTGTATCATCTCCAAGAACATCTTTTAAATCTACTATACTTCCAAAGAATGTAATTCTATAAGCATAAGGTTTGTTATTCTTCATATCTACACCCTCTAACTTAATCTTTCCTTTTTCAAAAGGGAGATAGTTTAATTCAATGGTAGAATCTTTTTTTACTCTTGCATCAAATCCATCTACTATATCAAAATTGTAGTAATGTTCAAATACCTTGTTATTTCCTTTAGATGCAGGTAATGAGAATGTCTTAGTAAAGTTTGTAAATACTTTAGCTATGTCTTTTACATTCTGAATAGTTTGAGTTAGAGATACTGACTCATCCTTAAACATATCCATTCTATTCCCCTCAATATATAATTGAATATTCTGCATTATCTAATGTCATTTATTTTATTAAACGCATACTCAAAGTCTACTGTGTAATTTATGAGCTTGTCATTTACTGATTTCTTAAATTGTAAACTAGAAGTGTTTAAAGTGATTGGGAGAACCTCTGTGCCATTATCTACCCACACCTGTTCACTTAGCATCATTTGTCTTATAACCTCGTTAAAACTCTCTTGTATAAAACCAGTATTCATTGTTATTGCTTCTTTACCTGTAACGTGAAACTGTCTTATTTGATGTTTCTCTGTATTGTATGTAGGGTCAGTAGCAAAGTCCATTAAGTTTCTTTTATAACTATCTGAATTTGTGTTTATACTATCTACTGATTTTTTATAGAAAGGCATAATCTGTAATGCTCCAAACTTGTTGTAGAATATAACTTGTAATTCCTGATACTTAGGTTCACATACTGCTTCTAGTGTAAGTGTTGTTACTTGTGAAGTACCTATTGAACTTGTTATAATAATTGTATCTCCTGTAATTAAAAAGTCTGTAGGAGTTACTCTAATATAAACTATCTTTTGTGTAGAGTCTGTAGAATCACTTACTTGTATATCATTTAAAATATTTCCCCAACTAACATCATATAAGTTCCAAAAATCTTCTACTTGTTCCCAAAATACATTAGCTCCTCCATCACTTATAAATTCTATTAATGGTGCAGCTTCTGCAAATACAGGAAATACTATATCAGTACCTTGTTTGAAATATATCTTAGTATTTGATTGCAGATATTGTGGAGTATAGTTAGGAGTGCCTATGATTCTATAATCCTCTCCTGTAGTCATTATATCATTCTTTAAAGTAAGTTGTGTATCACTATCTATAGCTGCTATTGTTGTTTGTGTAGTATCTGTATCATTGTGAACAGTATCTCCTATCCCTACACTTGTTAAGAATGTTTGTGTACTATCTATTAGTTTATAAGCTGTAGTCGTACCTGTAGTTGTTGAATCTACTAAAGTGTTTACTGGGTCTATTAAAGTTCTTGGATTTACTCCATCTTCAAAATATCCATAACCATCAAAAGAAAGATAATCTAAGTTCTGTGTTTCACTTCCTGATGTTTTAGTTAATGTAATATCTGCTTCTACCCATACACCATCTGTAGCAAAACTAGCATACTCTGTATTTAGATAATCTCTAATAAGCTCTGTGATCTCATATATAACATAATTGTTACTTCCTATAATATCTTTGCTTATAGTGTATTGTGGAGTTCCAGGTTTGTCTGTTGTAAAAGTTCCTGAATATATAAACAACTCCATTGAAGCTGAACTAAGCGTACCTGTAGCAGGTTCTACTTTTATATAATATGGACTTCTTGCATTTATTATTGTACTCATTCTATTGTTATTTCTATGTCGTTTATAAATCCTTTAACTATATCTTTTGGTAAATCTTTATATGCCTTTTCAAAAGGTTTTGTAAAAAATAAACTTGCTCTTATACCTTTGTCTTTAATACTTCTTGCTATTAGAAAACCTATTGTATTGTAATTACCTTTTGAGTACCTACCCTTTTCATCTCTTAATCTTATGTTTTTTCTTTTTGCCCAATCAGCTAAAGTTTTAACTGGAGGTATTTTAGAAGAAGTTTTGAAACTATATGGACTCTGTGAAGTTGCTCTGTCTGCATAATATGCATTAGCACCTCTTACCCCTTTGTCTTGATAAATACCATATTCATCCATTAAGAACTGAATACCTGTTCCTCCATTAACTGCTTTATATTTAAAGTCTAAACTATTGTAAAGAGATTTAGAACTATTCTTTTTACCCTTACTTAGGTTGGTACGAGATTGTTGTATCACATACTTAGCAAATTTGTTTAATATGTCTTTAGTTTGTTTTAGCTGCATATAGTAATATCATTTGCAATTAATATGTCCATAGTACAAGCCCACCCTGCTAACTGATTCTCAAATCTATCAAAGAAAGGTTCACAAGAAGGGTCACCTTCTAATTGGTATTTAGTTGTATATAAGTCACCTTTTCTAAGAACCATAACAAGTTTATTTAAAACTGCTAGTTGAGTGTTTAGTATATCGTGTTCATTATTATTACCTCTAAATAAATCTGTTGTAGCTTCTTTCTCCACATCTACAATATCCATAGCCATAACAGTTATATTGAATGCTAGTACCTGTTCTTGTGTAGTAACACTATTAACCATAATGTGACATAAAGGAAATATAGTTTGTTTAGATAAATCTATTTCAGTTATATCTCCAGTAGTTACAATATTTACATTCTCATCAGATAATAGCTGTGTTTTAATTGTTTCTGTTAATTGATAAAAACCTCTTATTCCTTGACTCATTTTATTTTACTTTTAAATTGTTTAGCTTCTGCTTCTGCTTTGTCCTTCATAAATGATAGCATCATAAAACACTCGTGCATCTTTAACTTAGTGATATTTTCAAATCGTCTAATATCCCCTTGAGCGAGTCCGTAAATTGATTGATACCACCCCCATTTGCTTCCGAATTGAGATATTGCACTAAATTCGTTTCCTGTTTGTCCTCCAAATAATTCATCATAGCTTTCGACAAGTCGATTCCTAAATGATAAAAAAAAAGCACAGAACTTAATACTGCATCCATTGGCATATTTTGCATCTTCTCAGGATGGTCTATATCGTATTCTTTTATGTTATATTTTTCGGAATATTTATTATTGATAGGTCTGTATAGAACATTCATAGCTCTATGTATATTTTCCCAATCTCCTAAGTAAGTGTCCAGGTCAATGTATTCTCCTAAACTCATCTGATCTAAGTCAGGTATGAATCCATATTCTACACCATTCATTTTAAACTTTTTAACCAGTTTAGGTTTCTGATTAAACATATCTCCAAGTATTCCTGTAATAGCATAGACATCAGCTACTTTCATTTTAAGAGCTTCTGTTAGCTTTAAACCACAGAATATCTCTATCATCTTAGAAGCTAAGAACTTCTCATCTACACTCTTTTCTTGGAGCTTTAGGAACTTTTGATATTGGTGCAGCTTGATTTCTTTTAAATCATCAGGCACATTTATTTCTACTTTCATATATATATATCGAAATTTCTAAACTATTTTTGACATATACATAAAAAAAAAGGGCAACATCTATGCTACCCCTTTCTCAACAAAACAAACATCACTAAAATATTTATAAATCTATCATTAAAATTAATACTATTGAATATACAACAACGTGAATAGCTATTAGCCATTTCCAGTTATTAGGGTCTTGTTTTAGGAATTTCTTATACATAATTATTTCTTTAGTAGTGATTTGGTTAATTCTATTATTAGTAGCTTTCTTTTTTCTATAGGCATTTCTAAAGCACTTGCAGTTATCTTTTTTACATATATCTCTTTCATTGATTCTTTATTATTCTAAAGATTGTGTCTGCACAAGTCTTAGCAGATATTTCTTTTTTGTTGTGGAGCTTTAATAATGTCTTTATTAGTTTTTTGTTTTGCTTATTCATATCTAACTTAAAAAAATAAATCTGATTGTCTTATACCTAAGTTTTCAAGTTTCTTAACTGCTGAATCTAAAGTCTTGGATATGTGTACACATTTACAATTAAATTCTATAGACCATTCGCCTTGATTATTCCAACTTGGAAAACGTTTTGTAATGTGACCTATGTCATCTCTTTTTGTTCTAAATTGAATAAATAAAGGTTCATTCCATTCTTTACTTTCTCTTTCGGTTTCTTTAATAAATTGTTTCATTTTGTTTTGTTTTTATAACTGCTTCGTTGCAATTATGTAGCTAATATATAACAATTATTTATATTATTAACAATTTTTAATAAATATTTTTAGTTGCGAGAGGAGGATTCGAACCTCCGACCTTTAGGTTATGAGCCTAACGAGCTGACCAACTGCTCTATCTCGCATTTAATTTAATCTAAGTTTTTATCTAATAACTTCTTAGCTTCAACAAATTCAAGTAAAAACCTTTTAAGATTATAAAAAAGTATTTCATCTTGATTTCCATTTAAGTCGTTTTCATATTCAATATAATTAGCAAACCAGTTATATCTTAATTCTAATAAATCATTATCAGTTTCTGTTAACAATAATTTTAAATGTGATAATGCTTCTTTGTCTGACATAATAAAATCTATTAAATCAGCTTTTCCTTGTTCTGTGTAATTTTGGATTAATGTTTCGAAAGTTTCTATTTTTTTAGTTATGTGCCTTATGGCTTATTATAACACAAACATAGAATTGTAATACGAACAATAAATTCGCTTTATCTACTGAATAGTATATCTACCTCTATTAGGATTCTCTAACTGCATCATTAAACAATATCTAGCTGCATCAATACAGTCAGGATGAGTTCCTGTAGGTTTCTGTATGTTATTACCTTCTTTATCTTTAGCCCATATATATCCTTGCAGTTCTTTGATTAGATTCTTAGACCTGGAGGTTACATAAATTTCATTTTGATTTATTAGGTTGATACCATAGACTACTGAATCTCTACCTTTAGTTACTCCTGATATTTTAT